TCTAATGCATACGCAAGGGACTGTTTAAATTCCTTTGTGCTCCCACCAAAGAACCTAGATACAGCTTCAAAGATACGAACTAAGATATTCCTACCCCCATCAATAGGAGTAACCATCTTAACTTCTTTTTGGAAAGCTGGTGAAGTTAGTAGGTAGGCAATAAATTCTTCTACGTTTACTGTTCCATCTAGAATGTGACCCTTAACTCCAGCGTCATCGATTCGATTAGCTTTTTGTCTTACAATTTTTCGTAAGCTTTCCAACGAATCAATAGCTTTATTTTGTTCCCTAGTTCGAGCTTCGGGTGGCTTAGAAAAAATATCTACAGTAAATGCGTGAATATATTCGTGGATCAGGGTATCAGCTACACCTCTCCCCCCTGTCCTATCAGGGTTCAGGACTACAACTCTACGACCGTTAACATCAGGGTAATAGATACCTGCGGAAGCAGAAGCACTGGGGTCAATGTAGAATTTAGTATCGCGAATGAACTCTTTGTCTCTTAGTAAAATTTTAGCAACGGGACGTAGTTGTTTAGGTTTCCCAGACTTAGCTATTTCTTCTATAGCAGCCACAACTGTTTCAGGGCGACCTTCGACTAAACCTAACTCATCAATTTGTTTGTAGTTTTCTGCAGAGATTTCTGCTCTAGATCTAGTATCTTCAACTGATTTCTTTTGTAGGTAAGCTGTGGCATTCCTGATTTGTCTGTGAAATGCCAAAACATCTTTAGGATATATTTTAGTTGACCCCGCTAATGCTTGAAGCTTTTCACGCATAAAATTAGCGAACTGTATATCAGTATCAACATCACCATCTACAGTTGGTGGAGATAAACCGAGTATTCTTATCGCATTTCTTAAATCTTGTCCGGTCTTATATGGAGAATCTTGCTGCCCTAAGCCCCAAATGAACTGAACAGCTTCTAGATTTGATGCGACATCCCCTCTAGCAAGAGAGTGTATAAACTCAATGACAGTTTTTTCTGGGGTGTATGTAGATGTTACATCGCTACCGACCCCCGTATCTGGGGTAGATTTATCCCCCGCCCACGGTCGCCCGTTGTGGTTGAGAGTAGTTAATATTTTATTAAGTTGTTTTTGGAGTTTAGGGTCACTCTCAAGAGCAGCTACTGCATCGGCAACATGTTCGTCAATAAAGCTCTTAATTTTATTATCTGGAAGTGGCTCTATTGGTGTTCGGCTTGGGGGTTGGTAGTTGTCTTGATACTTATTGGGATCAAAACTTTGAGGGTCTCTATGGATTAAACTTTCAGGGTCCACCATCGCAGCTATGTCCTGCTTTGCTTTTTCTTTTCTCCCCCTTTGCTGATTAGAAAAGTAATTTACTTGTTTTTCTATGATCCTGTTAAGATCAAAAGGCATTGAACCTACTTTTTCTCCTTTAGCTAACTTTAATGAGTATTGCTTTAACTTGATCTGAAGCTCCATCTTTACAGAAATCTCTGCGGCTTCCAGATAAGGTTTGGTCAGAGACCCATTTGCGTTCTTTGCCAGCAAGTTTAGGACGCTGTTTTTCGTCTCACTGTTGTCTGTCCCTACCCCTTCGATTTGATCGGACAGTTGATCTAGCGTTACTTCACTAAAGACATCACTATCGTATTTAAGAAACGGAGATCTAATTTTTACAGTCTTATTTAGTTCGACATCTTTTACCTTATTAAAAATGCGGACTAAATTTTGTAGTGCGGAGTAATCACTTTCGGAAACTCCAACCTCATTCATCCTAGTCTTAGCACTGACTATTCCTCCAGCAACAGGAATCATTATGTCATGCACATAAGAAAAATCCCCCATTGAATCAGATATCTGAAATGCAGGGTTAAGTTGGCCTGTCTCTCTGAGTCTTTTAAGCTCTGCTGTCGCAATCGGGACTGGAATATCGTTGTGGATGAAAGTCATCATCCTTTGAGGGTCATTGTTAAACACCCCATCCCCATTTTCATCTAAGTGAACTTTACCCGTGCCTCCAAAAGTTGGTAATATAGAAGCTCCATTCTTTGGTTTCGACCTAGACAGGACAGGAAATTGCTCCTTGATCTTTCTTGCTATGGTATCTCTAACAAAAGTTATGTGTTCAGGATCTGTCTTTTCTAGATGAAGACCTAGCTGCTCTAGGTGTTCTTTCTTAAACTCGATAGGGTATCCTTTAGAAATAATATCATCTATAGAATAATTGTCTCCTTTAGTTAGGGCTTGCGTGACTAATGTAGCTTTAAGAGATTTCTCTAGTCTAAGTTCTTCAGCTTTGTTCTTTTTAGCCTCTATCCTTAAAGCCGATGACGCTTCAGGAGTATACATCTCCTTGTTAGCAATACCTTTTGTGATTACTTCTTGCTGGGCATTATACTCAGGAGTCCCCGCAACTAAAGTTCTTAAAAGGTCTCTAGCCGCTATAAAGTTTTTCTCACCATCAGTAAATATTGCATCAAGAGCTTCATACCTTTGTTGTATAGTTGGTTCTTGCGCTGCTCCCACTACTCCTTCTGTAATAGATCTTTTAAGTTTTATGGGGTTTTCGGCAGTCTCAGCTATCCGATTAACTATCTCACTAGTAGTAACAGTTAGATCAATGTCACCTTCAAAGGTTGGATTAGAATCTACGATAGTGTTAAGGATACCATCCCAAACGCTACTAGCTTCAGGGTCTGCTGCTTTTTCTGCTAGTTTAGAAGAAAGTTCAGCGGCTTCTTCAACAGGATCAAGATCGGATTGTTCTTCAACAGGATCAACATCAGTTTGCTCTTCAACAGGATCAACATCAGTTTGCTCTTGGCTTGCTTCCTCCCCGAAATTTTCGGCGAAGAATTCTGGAACAACTATGGGTTCTTGGTCGGCTCTCTCATCAGAAGCGGCATCCGCTCCTTCACGGTCTGCTGCTTCATCAGGCTTTGCATATTTATCGATTGCTGCCATCGCAGCATTTTTATCAGAGATAGTCTTAACTGCTTCTGCTGTTTGCGGGGCAACTTGGGCGAGCTTTTTATAAGCGTCTTTATATTCTGTATCTCTTATCCCTTGTTCAAAATCTTTTAATACTTGCTCTTCAGCGAGTAACATCTGGTCCATGTCTACTCTTCCGAATTTTTTACCTAAAGAAGTATTTCGGAAGGTTGTTCCAGCTAGGTTCAAACCTCCCCCAAGGAAACCACCCATCACTATGGAGTGAAAAGTCTGAGATAATCTATCATATAAAGGTGTGTCCTTATTTAAGAAAGCGTCTTCAATTAAACCATTGATAATAGTGTCGAGTCCTTCTTCAAAACCTTCACTCACTACATCTCTTGTCAGTTTGCCAGCACCCATAGCTCCAAATTTGAGCATGGTTTTCCTAACGGCATCCTTCATTATTTTTTTGAATGTTTTGTCTGATGACACACGCCCAACAAGTCTACCTGTCGCGGCTTTAAGTTGGCTGTAGCTAAGACCTTTTAAAAATGCCCCCTCTGCCCCTGCGAATTTCCCACCCATCATAGTTCCCATAGATGCGGTGATCAATCCAGTTACAACACCTGTTGTTATGTAACCCCTAGCACCTAGAGAGTGTGCTTCGCCTTTAACACGTTCTTCACTCCACCCTTCGTCCCACTTCCCATCTTTTTTATGCTCCGCAGTTAGCTCACTTACTGTTTGAGTATATAAAGTTGTGTAAGTTGATGAGCCTTGCCGTGCCGCAGCAGGGACAAACATCGACGTGCTAATGTCTAAGGACTTAGCTAAAGAGCTATTGTATGTTTTTAAGACTGATAATATTTCTTTAGAAGATAAATCTTTTAATGCTCCAGAAGCTGTAACTCTTTTAACTAAGGCTTCCATACTCTCTTCAACCGCTTTACCCGAAACATCTTTAACAGTTTTTAGTCTAAGATTACTTGTAAAAGTTCCTTGAACTAATGTTCTCGCGGCGGCTGTGGCATTAACACCAGAAGTTAAAGCTTTGGTAGCCGCTGCACTTTTGCCCAATAACCCCTCTGCTTTCATGGCTTGTGTCACAGCTTTTTTGGCTGTCTGCTTTGCAGAGTAGTAAAATCCTACTCCTGCAGCAGAAGATCCACCACTAACAGGGGTTGCTGCTGCTAGACCAGCAGTTATTACGGCATCCCCTGCTAAGGGGGCAAGTGTTTCCACAGTCTCTTGTCCAAACCCTACATCACGACCAAAGAGAAGGAACAATTCTCTGTTGTGCGCTTTCTCTTCCGCTGCATTCATCAGACCTTTACGGCCCCATTCAAAATTTAAAGCTGCTGCGACTCCATATACTGGGGTTCTCCAAGTATCATGTGCCGACACATAAACACCGGCAGTCCCTAAATTGGGGTTGTGCTCTTTTATGAATTTTGTGAGAGTATCGTGCTTTGATAAACCATTTTGCACCCCCTCCATTTTAGCTGCTGCCCATTTATCATCAAGGCCACCCACCATCTCAAAAACATAACCCTTATCTCCTGACAGGATTTTATCATACACCTCATAGTTTTCCGTTACAGTAACGTGTCTATTAGTGTCTTCGATCTCATACTGTTTTTTACTTACCCCAGCTTGCCTAAAAGCTTCCTTAAATTCATCAGGTTTTAAGTTGAGTTCGGGGGGAGCAAACACCCCGTGAAATGAAGTTCGTGTAATATTTTCCCCTAGTCTATCGGCATCTTCAATGAACGCTCGCATAGTGGGGATGCCTTTCACCCTACCTGAAGCCATCATTTTCATAACTTCCGTTATGCTTTCTTCGATGACATCTTTGGGTAAATCTGTTTTTTGTATTACATAATTAATTAAGTTAGTTTTCGCGCTCTCTGTATCCTCTGCATACGATTTAGTTAGCCTTTTAAAATCTATCTTGTTTCGACGAGCGTTAGCAGCCTTATCATCTCCAGTTACAACTTCGTAAGCGTAGGGAATGTTTATATAGTTACTTAAAATACTTTCAAAATTACCTACAACTTCTTTAGAGAACCGCTCTCGCATACCCCAAGTGTCTGCTTGCTGCTGACGCATGGATAATCCATCTAGGGTCGCGTGAATAGTCCTATCATATATAGGACTTTTTTTATTTCTAGATTCTAATAACAAGTTAAATACATCGGCCCTTTCATCCACCTCATACGCCATCAATTTGTTGCTATCTGAATTGGGATCTGGGTCATAACTGTCCCAAGTAAATCTTTCAGTTCCTTCGATGGGTTTTCTTTTTTCTAAAAATGCGAGAGAATCGTAAAAAGAAACACCAGATCCCAGTGCCGATCCTTTTATAACATCCGATACAGTTTTGTTCTCAGGAACCCTACCACCTACAAGCCTACGCCGACCTTCCGTGTCATAATAGATCCCAGCATCTATATCGCCTGAAGCGTAGTTTTTCCGAACGACATCCTCTCTTGTCTTACGAACAATTTCTTCTACCTCTTCTTTTTTCTCGGCCTGACCAGCGGGATCTTTTAAATAATTATCTACCGTAAAAGACTCATACCTATTAAATTCAGTATTATCTTTTGAATACGTATTAATAAAATCAATGTCTTGTTCTAGTGTTGGTTTGTATGAGTCTTTAACTTCTTGAATTACATCCTCTTGGTTTTCTTCAGTTAAAAAACCTTTATAAAAAAGCCCCTGATATAATTTCTCTTGGATGTCAGATTCTACCGCTGCCCCATATTTATTTTCATCTAAATACTGCATTCTTAAATTGTCAGCATAAGAAGCCATGCTCAAAGTTGTATCTTCAGAAATATTATTCTGCTCTGCCCACTCCGAATAAGGAGTAGGTTCAATAGTTGGTAGCGTTGGTCCCACAAACTCACCTTGGTTGTAGAACTGTTTGTCGTTTTCTGGCATAAACTTTATCGATTAAATGGATTCTTTCTAGGAACAGGGGGAGCAGGGGCAACAGTCGGAGTTGGCGTATTCGGAGTTGGAGTCGGAGTTTGATCTGTTTGGTCAGGATTAACTATGATATCAGGAATTAACGGATTTCTCCTACTCGGCCTATTCTTAATGTTATCAGCCATTCGACGAGCCAAAAGAGTTTTACGCTTGTCCTCCATTTCATTATACTGCTCTGCAATTGCTTGATTAACTCGTCGCATCCTCCACGCTAATGGTTTTGCGTTCTCTCTATCTATATTACCATCTTTATCTAGGGGAACCAGTATCTCACCAAACACATCCATCTCTGCAGCTTCAACAACACCGATTTGCGCCCGAAGATTAGCTCCACCTTGCTTTTCTCTATCCGATGCGTTGAAATCTTGTTCTTGTTTTTCTAATCTATCAAAAGCATCTTGATAATCATTAACTGCATTACCTTTCCGCTTTAGTTTATCTTGATCAATCTTGAAAACATCGTCCTCATAAAGTGCCGTTTGATCCGCTTCATATAGGCGATCCTCCTCTTGTTGATCTAGAAGTTGCTTTTGTAAATCTGCTTCGGCGGCAGTGGCTTTTCTATCCCCCATAGTTTTCCCAAGAGTAAGAGCCATTTGTTCTTTAGCAGTGATTTCCTTCCCACCTGCGCTGTCTTCGCTCTCAAATGCCTTTCGCATATTATCTAAGACCTCTTTGGGCGGTCCTAGCTGTGAGACATTTAATGCATAACCAGTTGCATCGTTCTCTCTTCTAAGCTGATCTTTTCTGCTTTGTCTCTGCTTCTTACGAAGGAGCTTTTCTTTTCGAGAATTATCAAGATCAGCTAGTCGTTTGAATTGATTATTGAGAGACGCCGTAAGTGTAGGGTCTTTTAAGCGGGTGTTTTGATCCGCTGCTGCAAACACAATACTTTTCTTTTCCTCAAGTGTTGTGGAAGGGTCAACCATAGCTTGCTCTAAAGGACCGATTAGTTTAGTCGCTGCCTCCTCATGCTCTCTATCTTTAATAACCTGTCGTTTACGTTCTTCGAATTCAAACTGACCTCTTTCATATGCAAGATCAGCAGAACGATTCCTACGAAATTCACTGTTAAGTTTACCAAGAAGTTCTAACTGCGGGGCGAGGACTTGCTGTCCTTTTGCTCTGACGTAGCTCGATTGAGGGCCAGTCATTCCGCTGTAGTCCGCTTGAGGGGCATTCAACCCATAAGTCCCCGCTAAAGGAGCGATGTCTCTTTTAAAATCTAAATCGTTTTCTGCCATGATATTATTATTATTATTATTGTTGGTATCCTTTAATATCATCTCTAAGTTCGAAGAGTGACTTACCTTTTTCAGCTTCTTTCATTGTGTTCTTTCTAAGAAGTGCAGCGAGTCTTTGGTTTTCCTGACTTATCGCATCGGCTTGTTGTTGATCTGCCGCGAGTTGATCACGCATAGCTTGGTTGAATATGTTCGGAGCATCTGATTCTGGTGATGATGCCCAGTCATAGGCCACCTTCATCGCGGCTGGCCTATAACCCATTCTCTCCAATTTCCTCGCTTTTTTAAGCTGATCATTTTTGCCAGATCCTAATCTGGCCGATGCTCCTACTCCCCCTCTAGCTGTTGTGCCTAATTTAGGGCGGCTAGATGCTGTGACATCTGGAAGCTTTATCTTCATGTATTCTTTGTTCTTTGCCGTAAGATCTGTGATGCCATCGTCTTCAATTGCTCTCTGGTCATTACGACTTAATAGTGGAAGCCCTCTATACCCAGTAGTAACTAAATTTTTAACGGGATCTTTTTTACTTATTGCTGCATCAGTTACGGACTGCTGACGATCCCGTTCTCCCGTTAACATGGAAATAAGAGATGCTGCACCATAGGCATCTCTCCTCTTGTTTATCCGTTTATCAGTATTTTTATCAGTGAAGTTACTGAGACTCCCGTCTTTACCGTAGGCCATACCGAAGGAATTTTCTTCACTAGGAACTTCATTTTTTTTACTGAAATCTCTAGGTATATTGAACCCCGCCATGTCCGCAAAGCTTTTATACTTATCTTTAGATGTAGGCCCAATAGGGTTGAGAGCTGCTTGCTTACGAGTTTGGATTGAGTTGTCGTCTGAAACCTCGTTAAAATAACTAAGCAAATCATTGACCCCATCTAAACCTTTACGCTTCTCCTTTTTCTCAGGTGGCCCCACAAAAGCGTCTTTCATGTTGTAGATATCTTCAGTAAAATCAAATGCCATAATTAAAAGTATAGAGTTTTACCTTATGAAAGTCAATCGACTAGAGATGCGTCAGGATTCTGCAAAGCACCACTCAAAAACTTCATCGAACGTCTAGGTCCGTTATGCAGTTTATCCCCGTCCTTTGGTGGATCTACGGCTACTAACCCCAATCTTTGACGCGCACAATCGAGAGCAAGAAAAGCGGCATCGGCAAGGTCAGGACTCCTACCGAATCTAGCTTTGAACTCTGGCTTGGATTCTATCTTCATTCGAAGGGTCGATCCTTTCACATGATCGTAGTTCCTCGCTGTGATTTCTTGAGCGAGGTCGCTGTTCACTCCATAAACCTGCCGTGTTCTCATCAATTCTTTCCCGACAAACCACAGTTCTGAAACCCTGTTTACGTAGAGTTCAGTCCCGATCATCTGACTATTCGCGCTAACTCTCTTATCACTAGCTTTCCCACCAAAAGAAATACGCATGAATCGATTCGACCACTCGCCAGCTAGGACATCGCAAAAGGGAGCCCCCGCTCCCGTGGCATCAACGCTGACATTCTCTGGTAGGATCTTTAGCTTTTCGCAATGCTCTCGAATCTGTCTCACTATCTGGTAGGTTCGAGGGACTGCTTTATTTGTCGCATCATCATTAAGATGAATGGCTTTACCAAACTCCAACACATACTGACCAGAGGAACTGTAGCCACACTTAGCTGTGTAAAGTATGGTTCTATCACCACCATTAGTAAATGCGGGGTCAATCCCACATAAATTAATCGGAGAACCTCTCCACTCAACTGCATTCAAAGCTCCCGTATTAGCGAGTTCATTCTCTGTGTAGATGCCTGTGGTTTCATCACTATCAAAAAATACAGCGCGAACCATTCGCATGTAGCCCCTACTCTCTACACCCAGTAGAGCTTTATCTTCTGCAAGCTTCTCCGCTGTGGGTAGCCAAGGATATATGACTTCACCCGCCAAAATGTTTGGGGATCTCTCACCATCTAGCCGTAGATACTTACCATTCCATTTTGTGTCCCACCCATCTGCGGTGTTAGTATCCACACTGTCCCACCCATCTTTGGGGGTGGACCATATACCAAACGCATCAAACCTTGAGTTGGGGTTACTCATCCCAATCATCTGAAAGGAGGGGTTTTTAGACAAGTTCGTGAGTCCAGCGTTCAAAATTGCTTCAGATAATTCTGATAGCTCATCGCCAATAAGTATGACTCTCTTCTGTTTGATTCCGATAAACTTACCAACTGCTTCCTTAGTCTTACTCTTCTCCGCTGAAATCAGCGATAGTCCTGCTCGCTCAATTAAAATACCCTTCTCATTAACGTAAGATACATTGCCTATTGAATCGCGTATCTTGATTGGTGCATCATCTATCACGGACAGTAGAGAAATTACACTACCCCAGATTCGTTTACGAGCTTCACGAAGTGTGGTGGATGTCATCAACACTAGCGTATCTTGAGGTTGGGATAAAAAGTTAACGATCCCCCACGCTGCCATAATGTGGGATTTACCAGATGAAGCAGAACCACCAACGGCTAAGTATTTATTTTCCAATGCGGCCTTTACCATCAACTCTGCCCACGGATGTCTGACACAGAGTTTTTCTGGTAACTCTTCGTTGTTCCAAAGTTCGTCGCATATTCTCCAGAAATAATATTCTCTAGCTACAGAAGTTTCGTGGTTAGCAAACCCATACAGGAGTGCAGTAATTAGACTAGTAGGCGGGAGTTGAAACCCACCAACATCCATCTTCTTTGTCTTAGCATCGATGCGCGGTTCTAGTAACTGCTTGCTCCGCTCTTGTTTTAAAGCCATAATGTTGATGCAGAATATATCTATATGAGCGGGAATCCTAAAGAAGAAATTCAAGAACGTGCTGTGCAAATGTATCGGGCTGATTGGAAGACGGCAGCTATTGCTAAGGAGTTAGGTGTGCATGCAGGAACAGTAAGGAGGTGGTTTAAGAAAAGAGGCATCCCTGCTAAAAAATCAGGTCTGGTTAGGAACGAGCAAATTGAAGGTGAGGAAACACCCATCGAGCAGAACTTCGAGAACATGACGGATGAGGCTGTGATGCGAGCGAAACACGATGCACGAATCAAGGAGGAACAAGACATCCTTGAGATCGCCGAGAGTCAGGCAAGCCCCGCCGATAAGTATCAGAACTATATGGCGATGGCGGCAATCCGACTAGCGAGAGATGGGATGAAGAACATCAACGCACCTAAGAATGTGAGGGAGCTTTCAGAACTTGACCAATTGATACGAAGAAATTTAGGTCTGAACTCTAAGACCGGAGGGGGCGCTGCCAGCAAAATGCAGATCGACATCTCGATCCTTAACAACAAGAAAGCGGATCGCGGTGAAGGAACCATAATCGATATTCAAAGCGATGATTAACAGTTTTGATTCTTTCTCATGGGACTACAGCCCCAACAAAGATCCTTATTCTAACAGATCCAAATCAACCCCAGAAAATTTATTTGATGAAGATGATGATAATCTGTCTGAAATAATATTTTTTGGACAACTTGAGGAGGCTTTATTAGGCGTTGTAGAACAGATGGATAAGCCACCTATTGCTTGCTATTCAAGCGCAGTCTCTATAACTATTCTTAAAACAGAACATGGACTAACCGAAGAGGATGCTAAGTTTGCACTTAAAAAACTTATGGATGTAGACTTAGGTGAATTTGCCCCCTGTTTCCTAGATACTAGTATTGTAAAAGAATGAAATTTTTTGATAACAAAGAAGTTGTAAGTGATCCAGAAGTCTTGATACGAACGGAGCGTGATGACGGCGACTTTGATTTTACTGTTAAGAAACTTGAAGGTGCGTTCTATAAAGTGGTTCCGTCTAATGCGAGAGAAATTCTTTTCTTAAAACAACTCAAGAAGAACGTATTTAAATACACCCCCGCAACAGGCGATGGATTAATTGTCACCTTAAACGTGCTGTGATTGTAGGAGTTGATAACGGCTTAGACGGTGGTCTCGTCGCTATCTCTGATCATGGTTT